CTAATGCCTAGAGGAACTTGTTGGAAGGGTTATGTACAAAAAGGTTTTAAGAAAAAAGGAAATAGATCAGTACCAAACTGTGTAGCAGTTCAAAACGCACAAACAGGTAAATCAATAAAAAGAGCTGGGAAGCAATTAGCTAATACGGCCCCTTTCGTAGGTTTAGATATTACTGATCTAGCAGGATTAGATAGAGGTAAAAAGGAAAATGCATCTATTGGAGCTAAATTAAATTTTACAGAAGATCAAGTAAAACCAGTACTTAATTTATCAGCAAAAAAAGATAATATAGAAGCTGCTATATCAGGAACAGGTAAAGATGATTATGGTCTTGGTACAAGATATTTATCAGATGATAAATTAACTGAAGTGGGTATTAATTATTCTCAAACTGATCAAGGTAAAGAAACTAAATTTACACTTAAAAGAGCCTTTAACACAGGCGGATTAATTAAAGGTAAACCAAAACTTGCACTACGTGGATGGAAATAAATGCCTAAAACTAAAAAATTATTATCAGGTGGTTTGTTAACCAAAGCCATGCGCCAGGTTGTAAAAGCATCACAAAAAATAGGCGCTCCAAAAATAGGAGAGATGACTAAAGAAAATGTTGGTACTATTAAAACTGCAAAAAGTATTTTAGAAGATACAGGTGGCAAGGACATGACAGGTAAATTAGGAGATGAGGTCACTCAAGATTTAGCAAGAACAATGGCAAGAGCTGAAAAATCAGATAAGTATTCAAAAATTTTAAATCGTGCTAAATCAGATCCAGAAGCAACTCCTTCTATTAAAGAAAATTTAAATAAAAGCCTTTCTAAGTTATCTGACTATGGAAAAAACTTAAGAGAACAAGCAAAAGCAATTATTGATAAAGATGTTGAAAAACCTTTACTACAAAGTAAAGGTGGTCTTATAAAAGGATATCCTAAGTTAGCAAAAAAAGGATGGAAGTAAATGGTAGAGCAAACAAAAAAGGCGCAGGAACAAAAAGATGATACAGCAGGGTTAGGTACTCTTGTTGGTATTACTGCTTTAGCTGCAATTCCTTTTTTAAGACCTGTTAGAAATTTCGTAAGACAAAAATTAGCAAAAGAAACAATAGAGTCCCAAGTAGGAACAAATACACCAAGAGTTGTAGCTGGAGAGGCACAGGTTGTTCCACAAATAACTTATTCCCCAGATAAGACCAAGATCAATTACATGGTCAAACAGAAGCAACCACAGATTGAACCATTGTTAAATGATAGATCTTTTGAATCTAAACCTATGTTTGGTTCTGCTTTATATGATGCAATTAAAACATCTCCTGCAGATGAAATGTTAGCAGATGATTGGTTAAAATTTTTTAAAACAAAACAGAATACTAAATACAATGATGGAAGATCTTCTTCTATTCAAACAGAAGAATTGTTTGATACAAACATTGCAGACCTAGATCCTAAAGGAAATTTAATAGGAGGTCTTTTAGCTGCAGCTAAAAATATTAATGCTCCAATTAATAAAGAATTATTATTAATGCAAGTTAAAAATAATCCTATTAATAGAATGAAACTTGTTGAGTTCAAAGCTCCAGAAAATTTTCAAGGTTCGATTAATGCATTAGAAGATCAAATTAAAAGCGTATATGATGTTGTTAGAAAAAAATATCCTACTGCCTTAGAAGGAAATCAAGTATCAGGAATTTCAGATTTACAAAAAGCTATACAAATGGCTCAGGGAATTAGATTAAACAATGCTCAGTTTTCTGGTTCTAATTTAAGTGATACAACAATACAAAGTTTAGGACAGTTGTTCAGGGACTCTCTTAAAAAATTAAATGTTAAAGGTATTGATCCACAAGATCAATCTATATTTCAAAATGCTTTAAAAACTGTAAATGCAGAAACTGAGAAGTTAGTTCTGGCAGCAAGAAGTCCATATAAATTACAACACAACTCACAAGAAGTAGGACAATATAAATTACCAGGAGAAACAAATCCAGTAGAAATGGTTTGGTATTATCCTGAAAAAATTCCAACAAATAAACTTGGTGGAAATCATTTTAGAATTCCAGATGTAAAAACTTCTGGTGAATCACAGCCATTAGTGCATGCAATGTACGGAACACGATTTACACCAAAAGGAGAAAAAGTTTTATCAATAAATGAAATTCAAGCAGATATTCAACAAGCAGTGTATGAACAAATTAAAGATGAAGGCAAGAGAAGAATAAATCCTTTTAATAAAGAAACACAAGTTGGATTGTTACTTAAGCCTAAAGAAGAAATAAAAAATAAAATAGATCAAATTTTAAAAAAAGGAATGTATAGAACAGAACAAGAAGGTTATCAATTACGTAAATTAGAGGGAGAACAAGAAATAGTAAACAAAGGATTAGGAGTAAAAAAAGAAAATGTTAATGCTGCAGATTTTTTACCTATGTATGATACTAAACAATATACAGATTATGCAGTTAAAACTATTGCAAGACGTGCAGCAGAACAAGGAAATCAATACGTAGCCGTTGTCCCTGTTAATTATATTAGTAGAGGTAAAGGAGCACTTCCTGGAAACGAATTAGTATATGGATATGCAAATGGAAAAGGTGTTGCTAAAAAAGGAGAAGCTATAATTCCAGAGTCAATGAGAAAATTAGCTAATCAATACAGAACAGAAGCTAAAACTATACAGGTATCTAAATCAGATCCAGATAGTCCTTTTAAAGTTGTACAAGTAAGAAAAGTAAAAAGATTTGATAAAAATCCAGATAGGTTTGATGATGCTAAAGAATTGGAAGAATTTAAAGTAAATCATCATACTGCTGCTTTTAAAAATGAAGAAGATGCTAAAAGATTTTTAAGCAGTTATGGAGAAGGTGGCAAAATAGAGTTTATTCCTAAGGATAGCCCTGAATTATATGATTTAATGTATGCTTTAAGAGTAACACCTGATATGGCTAATAAACCTTTTAAACTTTACAAACATACCGGTGGTCTGATAGAAGATCTCTTTAAAGCACCTTTAATATAATATAGACTGATAAATATGGCTATTGAAAACGAAATTCCAGACGAGCAAACAGAAGATTTAAACGTAACAGATAGAGAAGCTCCAGTTGGTTCAGCAAACGATATTAATGTTGTTGTTGAGGGAGAAGAACCTGTTATTGAAGAACAAGTAGAAGACGATTTTAATAAAAACATTGCAGAAGAAATGGATGAAAGAGATCTTCAAGATCTTGCTAATCAATTAATTTCCGATTTTAAAAACGATAAAATGACAAGAGAAGATTGGGAACAAAGTTATACTAAAGGTTTAGATTTATTAGGATTTAAATACACATTACAAACAAGACCATTTCAAGGAGCATCAGGAGTAACCCATCCTTTACTTGCTGAGGCTGTAACACAATTTCAAGCACAAGCTTACAAAGAATTATTACCATCTGAAGGACCAGTAAGAACTCAAATCATTGGTGTTCAAAATCAAGAAAGAGAAGATCAAGCAGCTAGAGTTTCTGATTTTATGAATTATATGTTGATGGAAAGAATGGATGAATACACTCCAGAGTTTGATCAATTATTATTTTATTTACCATTAGCAGGATCTGCATTTAAAAAAATTTATTATGATGAAGTTTTAGAAAGAGCTGTTTCTAAATTTATACCAGCTGAAGATTTAGTAATACCTTATTATGCAACTGACATAAGAGATTGTGAAAGAATAACTCATATCATTAGAATGACTGAGAATGAGATTAAGAAAAAACAAGTTGCTGGTTTTTACAGAGATATAGAATTAAATACACCACAAGATAATACATCTGATATTAAGAAAAAATATAATGAACTAGAAGGTGTTTCTAAAGGAGCAGAAAATGAAGATACTTATTCTGTTTTAGAAATGCATGTTGATTTAGATATTGAAGATGAAGATAATGTAAAAATACCTTACATCGTTACAATAGATGAAACTTCACAAGAGATTTTATCCATATATAGAAATTACAAAAAAGATGATCCTAAAGCTAGAAAAATAAATTACTTTGTACATTATAAATTTTTACCAGGTCTAGGCTTTTATGGTTTTGGTTTAATTCATATGATAGGTGGTTTATCTACTGCAGCGACTTCTGCACTAAGACAACTATTAGATGCTGGAACTTTAGCTAACTTACCTGCTGGATTTAAATCTAGAGGAATGAGAATTAGAGACGATGAACAACCAATTCAACCAGGTGAATTTAGAGATGTAGATGCACCAGGAGGAAATATTAGAGATCAATTTCAATTATTACCATTTAAAGAACCAAGCGCTACTTTGTATCAATTAATGGGCTTTTGTGTTGAAGCTGGTCAGCGTTTCGCGGGTATTGCAAGTATGCAAGTGGGTGATGGTAATCAAGGAGCGGCAGTTGGAACAACTATTGCATTACTAGAACGTGGTGCAAGAGTGATGTCAGCAATTCATAAACGAATTTATTACGCAATGAAGCAAGAATTTAAAATTTTGTCACGAGTTTTTGCAGAATATTTACCTCCAATATATCCTTATGATGTTTATGGTGGTGAGAGAACAGTAAAAGTAACAGATTTTGATGACAGAGTAGATATTTTGCCAGTTGCAGATCCAAATATTTTCTCAATGTCACAAAGAATTACACTTGCGCAGACACAATTGCAGATTGCACAGACAAATCCGCAAATTCATAACGTTTATGAAGCATATAGACGTGTATATTCTGCACTTGGAACAAAAAATATTGATGAAATTTTGTTAAGACCAGAAAAACCATTTCCAAAAGACCCAGCAATTGAAAATATGGAAGGATTACAGATGAAAATGCCAAAAGCTTTTGCTGAACAAGATCATGATGCACATATTATGGCTCATAAAATGTTTATGCAGAGTAGAATGGTACAAATTAATCCACCTGTGTATGCTTTGTTTCAAGGACACATGTCAGAACACATATCTTTGAAAGCTACTATGGAAGTTTATGTTGCAATGAAGCAAGATCCTAAATATGCTGAAATGGAACAAGTTAATCCAGATGCTTTTAGAATAGAAGCAGATGCTTTAATTGCAAAAAGAGTTAATGAATTAACAATGGCACTTATTCAAGAAGAATCAGCAACTTCTCAACAAGATCCATTAGTTGCTTTAAAACAAAGAGAGTTAGATTTAAAAGCTATGGATATTCAAAGACGATCTCAATATGATGCTGAAAAATTAGACCAACAACAAAATCAATTTGAAGATAGATTAGATTTAGATGAAGAAAAATTACAACAACAACGAGATTTACAAGCTCAAAGATTAGCTGTATCAATGCAATCTACTGCAATGAAAGTTAATAAGCCTAGAGGTTCTGGTGATAGGTAAAAGATTTGGTATTCCACCATTAAAAGGACCGGCTTCTCAAGGATTAAAGTTAAAAAAACTTAAACTAAAAAAATCTAAATTAAAAAAAATTAATGTTAGAAAAAAATAGTTACGATTATTTAAGTAAGGAACAAAAATTAATATATTTAGCTGGAGTATTCGAGGGAGAAGGTTCTTTTGGTTTCTGGGGTAAAGAAAATAAAAAAAAGCAATATTTTAGAACAAGTGTAGAAATGACAGATAAAGATATTATTTTAAGGTTTTATGATTATTTTAAAATTGGCAACATATGTAAAAACAAAATAAGAAATAACAAAAAACAATCATGGACATGGAGTGTTAATGGTGTAAATGCAAAAGAGCTACTATTGCTTTTTTACCCATATCTTGGTAAAAGGAGAAAGGAGAAATTTGAACAATGTTACCCGTTTTACAAGCAATTGCCCCACTTGCAAAAATCTTATTCAACACAGTTGATAAAGCAGTCGCAGATAAAGACCTTGCGGCTAAACTAAAAGCAGATCTGCAAACGCAGATGTTGCAATCTCATACTCAAGAGTTACAAGCTGCAGCTAAGATAGTTGAAGCTGAAGCAAAAGCTGGTTGGTTTTCAGCAAGTTGGAGACCATTACTAATGTACGTATTAATATTTATATTAGTATGGAATTATGTTTTAGGGCCAGTAATTTTATTTTTCTTTAAAGCATCTATTACTATAACTCTTCCAGGAGACGTATGGACCCTTTTGCAGATTGGTCTCGGAGGGTATGTCGTGGGACGCAGTGCGGAATCAGTTGCACGAACTATGGCTAACAAACCACAGCCAAAAGAACAAGAGAATGGATAATGTTAGAAAGATTAAAAGATCTAATTGCAAATAATTTTATTGCAAAAAAAATTCAAGAAAAAAACAATATTTTATTAAGAAGCCGTAAAGAAGTAGAAATTAATGGTAATGGAACTTCTGGATATACCTTAAAAGAGGGTGAACATAAAGGAACTGTTTTAGGTCATATTAAGAGAGATAAAAAAGTAATTGAATGATAGATTACGAAAGCTTTAAATACATAAGAAATCAAATAAACAAATCAGTAGAACGTCTAAAAGAAGCTCTGGTCTACAGTGTAGACAAGTGGGAGGATGTCTTGTATATTAGAGGAAAAATTCAGGGCCTTGAAACCCTGCTACAGGATCTCACTGACCTGCAGAAAAAACAGGAGCTATTCGATGACGACAAAGACACCAAGTCTGGAAGTACCTAAACATAAAGAGGCACTTCTAGATTCCTACAAAGAAAAGGAAGTTAAAGAAGAATCTTTAACTCCAGAAAATTTTCAAGAATCAGCACTAGACCAATTACCTAATCCAACAGGATATAGAATATTAATTCTAATGCATGCTGGCGCTAGAAAAACAAAGGGCGGCATTCATCTCACAGAAAATACATTAGATACAATACAGATGACATCTGTTTGTGGCTACGTATTAAAAATGGGAGATCTTTGCTATAAAGACGAAAAAAAGTTTCCGAATGGACCATGGTGTAAACCAAAAGAGTGGGTTATGTTTGGTCGATATGCGGGAGCAAGATTCAAAATAGAAGGAGGAGAGATTAGAATTCTTAACGATGATGAAATCATTAGTACAATTAAGAATCCTGAATCTATTTTGCAACTGTACTAAATAACATGGAGTATGTATGGCTGAAGAAAACAAACGTCAGCCAGATGTCGAACTAGACACTGATGACGCAAAAGAGACAACCATACAACTTGAAGAAAAGAAGGAAGAAAAAGATAAAAGACCAAATCTAAATCTAGGAGAAGTAGATTTAGAATATACGGATTATAGTCAAGATAAAAAAGAAAAGATTGACATATCTGTAGAAGAAAAAGAAGAAACAAAAGCGGATAAACCTGCTGATCAAGAAGATCTATCTTCTTTTAGTGATTCTGTTCAAAAAAGAATAGATAAACTTACTCGTAAAATGCGTGAAGCAGAAAGACGAGAACAAGCAGCGCTTGATTATGCTCAAGGTTTACAAAAAAAGTACACCGATGCTCAAAAAAAATATCAAGAAATAGATGATAGTTATATTAAACAGTATGACGCTAGAATAGATGCTGAAAAAGATACTGTTAAAAAGAAACTAAAAGAAGCTATCGAATCTCAAGACGCAGAAGCAATTATATCTGCTAATGAAGAACTTTCTAGATTAATTGTTGAGAAAGAAAGAGCTAAAGTATCTATAGCAGCAAAAGAGAGACAGAAAAAAGATACAGAACAAAACGAAAAAGAAGTTCGAAATGTTGAACAAAATCAACAAATTGAAAGAAAAGCAGTAGCACCAAGTACTAAAGCTAAAAAGTGGGCTGAGGACAATACTTGGTTTGGAAGTGATGAATACATGACTAATACAGCGTTTCAAGTTCATGAAAAACTACAAAGTGAAGGGTTTGACCTGGACAGTGACGAGTATTATAATGAAATCAACAAACAGATGAAGGATATATATCCTCATAAGTTTGCTGAAGATAAGCAAGAACAGAAAAAGCCCGTTCAAACTGTTGCCTCTGCAAATAGAGGAAAAACTGGACGCAGAACTGTGAAACTCACCAAGTCGCAGGTTGCTATTGCAAAAAAATTAGGGGTGCCACTAGAAGAATACGCAAAATACGTGAAGGAGGCAAATTAGTATGAGCGAAGAAATAAAGAAGACTTCACGCAACTCAGAGTTGAGGTCTAAGGACAAGAGAAAAACTCAATGGGTTCTACCATCTAACTTAGATGCACCACCCGCGCCTGAAGGTTATAAACACCGATGGCTAAGAGCAGAAGCAGGAGGTTTCGTGGACACAGCAAATATGTCTAAGAAACTTAGAGAAGGATATGAACTAGTTAGGGCTGAAGAATTAAAAGAACTAATTGGTGACAATGAATTCCCTGTAATTTCTGAAGGTAAACATTCGGGTGTAATTGGAGTTGGAGGCCTTGTGCTGGCAAGGATACCGATCGAGATTATTAAGCAGCGATCTGCATACTTTAATAGAAAAAGTACGGATCAAATTCAAGCTGTAGATAATGATCTTATGAAGGAACAGCGACCAGAGATGCCGATTAATATTAGTCGACAATCTCGTGTAACTTTTGGTGGTAACAAGAAATAATTTTTTTGTAAAACCATCCAAAAAAATATAAACTAAAAAATGGAGAAAATATAAAATGCCTAACGTACTTGAAAGATTTGGTTTAAGACCAAGTCGACAATTAAACGGTAGTCCATTTATTAACGCACAAAACAGATATAGAATCGCGTCTGGCAACTCAACTGCTATTTTCCAAGGAGATTTGGTAAAACCACTTGCTTCTGGAACAATATCTAGATATGTTGCTAACACTTCTGATACTGTTGTAGGCGTTTTTAATGGCTGTTTTTATACAGATCCAACAACTCAAAAGCCAACGTTTAGTAACTTCTATCCAACATCTACAAACGCATCAGACATTACTGCATTTGTAATCGATGGTCCGGATACAGTGTATGAAGTAAACGCTAATGCTGTTTTTGCAGTTGCTGATATGTTTAAAAACTACTCAGTAAACAATGTAACAGGAAGCACTCAGACAGGTATATCTTTAGTACAATTAGATGTAGCTCAATCTGGTGTGGACGGAACTTATGTGGTTCAAGCAATTGATATCTCACAAGATCCAAATAACAGTGACGTTGCGACATCGAACGCGAATATTATGGTTAGAATTAATAACCATTTCTATCGCCAAGGTGGAACAGGTCTATAATAGGAGAATAAATAATGGCTATATCACGATCACAACTAGTTAAAGAACTAGAGCCAGGATTGAATGCACTATTCGGCCTGGAATACAGTAGATACGAGAACGAGCACGCTGAAATCTTTATAACTGAAACTTCTGACAGAGCGTTTGAAGAAGAAGTTATGTTAACAGGTTTTAACGGTGCTGAAGTTAAACAAGAAGGTGCTCCAGTAGTATTCGATCAAGCTTCTGAAGCATATACTTCAAGATACACTCATGAAACAATCGCGTTAGCGTTTGCTATCACTGAGGAAGCTATTGAAGATAACCTTTACGATAGACTTGCATCTCGTTATACAAGAGCGTTAGCTAGATCAATGGCTAACACTAAACAAGTTAAAGCAGCAGCTGTATTAAACAATGCGTTTAATTCAAGCTTTACAGGTGGGGACGGAAAAGAGCTTATTGCTACTGATCACCCTCTTGCTAACGGTGGAACTTTCAGTAATGAACTTGCTACTGCAGCTGACCTTAACGAAACATCACTAGAGCAATCATTAATCGACATCGCAGCGTTTGTTGACGAAAGAGGATTAAGAATCGCTATCCAAGGTAGAAAATTGATAGTTCCAAAAGAATTACAATTCACTGCGGAGAGAATCTTAAAAACTCCTTTAAGAACAGCAACAGCTGATAACGATATCAATGCAATCAAAAATATGGGAATGATTCCAGAAGGTTATAGAGTTAACCACTTCTTAACTGATACTGACGCATTCTTCATTATGACTGATGCTCCAAATGGTCTAAAACACTTTGTAAGATCGCCAATTAAAACTGCGATTGAAGGTGATTTCGACACAGGTAACGTTAGATTCAAAGCTAGAGAGAGATACGTATTCGGATTCTCTGACCCTAGAGGAATCTTCGGATCACCAGGAGCTGCATAATACGTTAAATTAAGTAGTTCAATAAAAGGGGCTAGAGTTTACTTTGGCCCCTTTTTCTTTTATAATCAAATAACTATATATTAACTTCTGATCTAGACGCGTATAGTCGACGGCCTAGAGACTAGATTAGATTAACTAGGAGAACATAACTATGGCACAAACAACTTTTTCGGGTCCAGTCCGATCATTAGGTGGCTTCATTGAAGCATCTCAAAATGAATCAACTGGAGAATTTACTAATCAGTTAATAATTTCTACGACTGGTCAAGTACTTGGTACAGCTAAACCACCTTTATTTGGTTTAACTGCTACTACAAGAAATACAGCAGGAACTTTAACTTATGTTAAAAATGTAATCAGTATAAATAACTATACTGGTGCTGCAGCTCAAACTGTAACATTACCACCAGCAGAACAAGGCGTAATAGTAGTTCATGCTCAATCAGTTGATACAACTGGTGGTACATTAAAATTAATTTTTGATTGTGCTGGAACAGATGTATTTGCAACAGGTTCAGTATTTGAAAGCAGAGCAACTAATGCAGTAACTTTTGATACTTCAACTGCAGGTGAAACTAGCTTAGAATATACACCAGCGAATGCAGCTACTAATTTATTTAGTATTGGATCATATATTTATTTTACATGTGTTCAAAATGGAACATGGCAATTAAGTGCTGATTTAAATCCAGCTACTACAGGTCTTACAGGTGCTTTCGCTTTTGCAGCGTAAATAATTAATTTTTAAGGAGCTCGAAAGGGCTCCTTAAATTATAAGGAGAAAAATATGAAGTCAGATGTAAAACCAGTCATATGCGCAAGCTCATCAAGTAATGCAATATTATTTGCAGGTCCTACAAGATTAAGAGGATTTATGATTCAATCTACAGGAATTTCTGGTGCTGCAGTCATTAATGGTTTGGCAAATGTTACAACTGTTAGTAGTTCAACTAACACACAAGTTTATATTCCAATCCAAGTTCCAGCAGGTGGAACAGAAACATTAAATCTTCCAGAAGACGGAGTTTTATATGCTGGAAGAAATGGCACAGGCATCATTGATGGTATTGGTGTTACAAATAATACAAGTGCTTTAACTATTACTTTATTTATAGATAAATAATTATCATGCCTATTGTAAAATTTGGCACTCTTGCAGATTTTGAACAAGACATGTACGGTTTGAAAAATCAAACTGGTTTAAGAGTTAAACCTAAAAGTATAAGTTTAACTGAAGACGAAGAATCAGAAGAATCAGATAAAAATAAAAATTCAAAAATATTAATGGCTAATCTTGGAATGATGGTTGGTTATGAAAAAGGCGGTATGCCTGCAAGAAATAAAAAAAATTATCGTTCAACCGAATCTGGTGCCGGTATGACTCAAGCTGGGGTAAAAGCTTACAGAAGAATGAATCCTGGTTCTAAACTATCAACAGCTGTTACAGAAGATAATCCAGGACCAAAAAACGCTGCAAGACGTAAATCATATTGTGCAAGATCTGCAGGACAAATGAAAATGTTTCCAAATGCAGCAAAAGATCCTAATTCTAGAATAAGACAAGCAAGAAGAAGATGGAAATGTTAACTTGTAATGTCTTATTTAAATGCTAACATACCACCTATATATTGTAAAATAAGAAGAGAATATTTATATGACTTACGAAAACATCATGGCGAAACTGAAGATTGTGTGGTCATTGGCATTGCAAGCATTCCAGGGCGTGCAATCTTATTTCATGCTCTACTTACGAATGGTGCAATATTCTGGAGGCTTCCTATCAGTGCTTTTCTTCAAGGAGGAGACAGCAGTTCTGTGCATCAACGAAAAGTGGAACATTCAGATCTCGAAGATCTTGAGCTATGGAATTCATTTAGTTATTACCCTTCTGTTACTACTTTTGATTTTTTAATAGGTCAGCGCTGTAAATATTTAGGAAAGGATAAGAAATTTATTCATGGACAATATTTATTTACAATTGATTGGGCGCATCCAGAACCTAATATCTTGGATACTGAACATTCCGAAATTCCTGATCAGCATAAGTGTGCTCACATTCTGGCTCTTGATAACGGTAATTTTGCAGCTCAACCTAATAATCGTATTTTGTGGAGTGTGCCTAGCTTTACAACTTCAACACATTGGCCGGACTATAAAGTACAAACTAATGAATGGAATGTTGAAAATAAAGACTGGAAACTAGAAGATACGGACGATATGTTTTATCACGTAGATGAGTCAAAAAAAAGTTAATTGTATTAACAATCTGGCAGTTGGATGCTGCCTCTTAAATCACTGTAAATGTTATGATAATCAAGACTACAATAATAAGATATTTGATGATAGCTCTAGCAGCATTTGTATTAGGTACATTCTTCCCCAATCCAGTCGCCAAGAACAAGGCTCAGGGTGAAGCA